ATCTAATGATTCTCTCGCTATCACCTCCACTTGCTCAACACCCATTCCTTTCTCAACATCTTTTTCACGCCAACTCTCAGGTAATTCGCTTTCAAGACCCAATTCTTTCGCTCTTTTCTTAATCCAAGACTTCACTTCACTTTTAGGGGTTGATGACGCACCGACCAATCTGATGGCATCTTTAAGGTCTTGACTGTTTCTTATAGGGTACTTTCCATCGGGCATCGCTTCGCCTTCTTTTGCAAGTTTACCCCTCTCCTTCTCGGAGAAATATGTTTTATTCTTCGCCTTCTCAACCGCTTCCTTGAAAAACGAAGGAGTGATCTTTCCTTCCTTCAACGCTTTCGCGAGTATCTCAATCGTTTCAGGTCCCTTTGATTCTTTCTCTTCCATGCCGGTAAGTTTTTTAATATTATCTTTCATATTGAAAATAAAATCATATTTATCTAAATCTTTAAGTTCAATCCACTCAACCCCGTCGTGTTCAGTGCTATCGACCATCACCGAAGGTTGCTTATCATCAGTGAACGCCCTGTAATAGTTTATTGAACTATCACGATCCTGATAAAAACCGATAGGCGAAGGCTGAAAATTCAATTTTAACCCCGTCTCTTCCTTCAATTCGCGTTCAGCTGCATCACGGTGACTCTCACCGTAATCAACATGACCTCCCGGGATACACCATTCACCCCCTTCATCGGACTTACCTTCCTGTATTCTATGTAAAATTAGAAGTCGGCCATCGCCATCAAAAACAAGAACATCCGAGTATTCAACAGGACCTTCCTTGCCTTTTTGAATCAACTTATTAAATGTGTCCATTGAAATACTTCCTGATTTGAAAAGTTTTTTCGATTCAAAATATCTGTCAACGTTCTCACATTCTTCCATAATCGATTCATCCTTTCTTAATTGATCCATCTCTTTCTCAATTTTCATTTTCGATTTGATCAGATCATGTACATTCTGTTTATGATAAATCATAAACTCGTTGAACTTTGATAGTCGCTTTTCCTGTTCAATAATGTCACCCGAGATACTCAAATCTTCAACAATTGACTTATTCAATCTGAATGAATCCGCGAGTTCTTCTCCTTGTATCGAAATAACGTCCAAGCTTTTTAATAGTTCAATGTAACGGGCTACCTTCGCCTCGTCACTTTCATTCCGTTGTCCCAGTATTTTTTTTAACCAACCCATACTATAAATTGTTATACGCTATGATTTCATTAAATAAATCTAGCTTCATGTTATCGTAAAATAATTCGATGTTTCTTTTAACCCTATCCTCGGAAAAACCGTCGGATGCGTATAATTCACCGAGCATTATGTCAGCTATATCTTCTTTCGATATGGAATTAAATTCGCTCAAGGGTTTCCCTTTCCAATTATAATTATACAGTTTACTTTTTCTGTCGTTTATTCTTTGACGAACTATGGTCTTTACCTTCGCGTTCACCGCGCTCTCGTTATTCAGATGGTTCTCCTTTCTTATTCTGAGAACTTCTTCGAACATGGTAAATTTTGCAAGATCAAATAACGCGTTTGTTGTCGTTTTCACTTGTTCTATCGTACATTCTTTCGTTGCACCCTCCCGGATTTCTTTCAAAATCGAAAGCATATTATCGTTTATCTCCGTTTGCTTTTTCATGTAATCACTCGCCGTACCTTTCGCGAGAATCATATCCGTCAACTTATCATTCTTTTTTTCCAATCTCGCCCAATTCTGGGTAGTTTTCCTAAATACGTTGAGGAATATAACGATCATAATCGCACTCATGACCACCGTGATCCCATTATCCGCTATAAGTTTTACCAATGTACTCGTCTCTTCCATTATTGATTGCAATTATGACAAATTTTTATACGTAAAAATAAGATTTTAATTCCGTATATACAATTTTAAGTATAAAAAACTTTGTCACCAACAATAATTTTGACCTTTGCACCCGGTGCTGTTTTTCTTTTATAATCAATCGGTTGCTTGAATGACCTCGTTTCCTTGTCCCAAACATCACCTTTCATGTATCGTCGTGCCAAACAACGGCAGTTGCCGCTGACACATACATTATCGTTTCTTCTAACAACCAATGTATGGTTCTTCTCAAGTTCAACATCATAAATAAAACCTTTATAAGGTTTTATTTCTTTTTTCATAACTTTCCCGTACCTGTATTTTGAATTCAGTTCAGCGACATTCCATTGGTCATATCTGGTAAGATAATCTTTCTTCTGTTTTTTACAATGATAGATCGATTTCCCTCTATTTTTAAACGAAGGACATTTCCCCACTTTTAATAAAAGTTCACCCAAGTCATCCTTCAATTTCACCGATGATGTTGAGTATATCCTTTGAGGCTTGCACTGATACCCATCATACAAAACACCACGATGAACCGTACCATCACCTAGAAGAAACGCATCAAGAAATATTTTAATGTATTTAGGTGATAATTCTTTTATGAAATCGGGTACGTATTTTTCATGCGCGTGACCGAATGATCGAATTATATGTATCAAATCCTTGTCATTCTCCTTGTTTAAGTTAAATTCAATCCTTTCTTTTGTTACGATAACATTTTTGAATAATGCCCTGCAACATTTAATTATTTTCTCTTTCGCTTCGGATTTTTTTTGGCTTATATTAACTCTTCTCCTCGGTATCGTACGATTCTTATCACCCCACTCTGTGAAAGAGCCTTCCGACAAATAATAACCTAAAAATTCACAAAACAAATTGGTGTCATATTTTTTATTATCAATGACTATAAAGGGGGTATCAATGCCCTTCCATGAAGGAATATGCGAGAGGAATGAAAAATTATCCTTGATATCACTTTCGTTCACCAATGAAATATGTTTTTGCCCATGTTTCCTACCTACATGAACATGGTTCGGCGTGTTGGCGAGATCGAAACATTTTGATTTCCGGTACACCATATCACCTTCATAATACTGATTAATCCACGCCACCGCCGGAACGTATTCTCCTTCTCCTGTTTCAGGATTAATTGATAAAAATAGTTCGGTTTTATCCAAATCCTTAAAAAATTTCCACCCCTTATTCGTTAACACCTCGACTTTATCATCGTAGCAGAACGGATGAACTGCCGTGATGATCGTCGGTTTCCAATCAGCCACCCTTCTACCGATATTCGTTCCGTTGCCAATTAATTCCTCGGCTGTGAATAATTTAGGCTCGCTTCCTATTCCAGCCGTCAAATATAATCTTATACAATGACGACATGCGGCTGGGTATACGTCGAAGTAAATCAATGTGTTAGACCCATCTCCTTCTCTCATATAAGATTGAACCCTACCCATATTAAACACACCCTGATATTCGGTCTCCACGATTCGATTCCAATCCCTCGACCAATCATTTAGTTGATTGCTTATCTTGGCAGCTATCAACTTGGTCGTATCCCTCTCAACAATTCCTCTTTTAACACCTTCTTTAATGGTGCGTTCCTGTTCCATCCTCATCCTAAGTTCAGAATCCGAGATATAACTGGAGATATCTTTTTTCATCTTATCACCCAACCCCTTTAAATAGCCGTAAGTTCGATTACAGGCCATCTCATATTCCTCGATTTCCCTCTTGGAAGGCGTTTCATATTGTCTTCTAGCGAGGTAATCAAGAAGATCCTTGTAAGATATTTGTTTGGTCTGATAATCGCTTAATTTACCGGATAAAAGACCAAACATCCAATTCGCCCAGTACGGCGGTATCTTTTTAACGAGTGAACCGGGATCTATACCGTGTTTTTTCAAATTCTCTTTATCTTGAGATGTTAGGTGACTTGGCCCGAATATTTTCCAGACCAAGTCAGCAAACCTGAAATCCACCAATGACAATATTTCCTGTATCTGCTCGTTATTGAAAATCATAATTCTTTTTAACGATTATTTTGGTTTAATAATATCAACCATTTTCTTAACAATATCAGCGAATAGAATGTTTAGCTCCTCGTTAAATATTTTCTTGGTTTCATTCTCGTATCCGTTTATAACATCAGGGAAACGAACGGGATCTTTAACCCCCGTTCGTTCCTTTTTGACAACCGGCCTAACCGTTTTTATATCTATACCGGATACCTTCTTTTCCACGATCAGGTTTATTTTTTATTCAACAATATTCTTGCGAAATCTTCTGCCTCGGACTTGCTATCAAACACATGACGTTTCGAATCATCGGTGATATATTTATAGTTCTCATCCCAAACTTTCACCTCGAATTTACCATCACCTTCTGAAATTTGAGCACCACCCTTTCCCGGGATTTCCAATTCAAATTTACCACCACCCCTATCTTCAAATTTAGGATGTTTGTTATCCTTGCTTCCCCAAGAATCAGTTAGATTCTTATAATCATCACTACCAACTTTTACAATATCCGTCCAATTCTTCTCGCCCTTTCTTCGATACTCAACAATCAAATCACCGTTAGGTTTCGTGTCAATGATCCGACCCTCGTTACCTCCGAATAACGGTACGAATTTATCTTCCCGTGCGTTACCAGTAATCGGTGTTGCGTACATCATGTTTCCCACCTTCGTCTTTGACCCAGTTGGAGTTGTCTCACCTTCCTTGGCGAATTTCATTTCAATGCCGTTCTGAAACCGACCATCCTTACTAATCCGTGTAAGAATCATTTCCTTCCCGGCATACATAATATGATCACCAACTTTAAGTTTATCCGTAACATTTTTAGGTGTCGTTTTCTCCGGTTTTATAACAGGGTTACCTTTCGGTGTTGTCTCTTTCGTTTCGCTTTCTTTATATCCTTTCGGTTTCGGTCTCCAACCTTTCGGAGTTTTGACGTACTCTTTTCCTCCCCAAACACGGATTTCGCCAATAGCCGCTCCCTTACCGGCTTTCTCGATCGTTTCAAGTGCCTTTATGTTAATATCTTCCATAACTATTTTTCTTTAACCATCTCAACCATCTTCTTCACAAGGTCTCCGAATAGAAGGTTGAGATTTTCATTAAACATTCGTTTCGTTTTCATAGCCGTTTATGACATCAGGAAAACGAACAGGGTCTTTAACACCTGCTCGTTCCTTCTTGACGATCGGTCTGACCGTCTTTATATCAATTCCAGTCACTTTCCTTTCCATCACCTGCCTGATTTTCGATGTTTCTTTTCATTCCACATTTTATCGGAAAGTAAATCATAAAACTTTTCAATGAATGCATTTGATTTATCTGTT